TCAAGCACGCGTCACACACACACACACACCACAAATTATTTATCTAGGCTTTTTACTGCCTTTTCTTTGGTAGTTACGGCTACGGTTAGTAGAACTATCCTCTACTGTAACACCATCTTTATTGCTACCGCCTCTACTTAGTGCCTTGTTGTGACTAACGTCTTTACCTTCACGCTTATCGGCTTTGCCGTTGTTGTTATCATCTTTACCTTTCTTATCCATAGCACGCCTAGCGCGTTGCCGCTCCATACGAGCTTCGTGTGCGGGGCTACCTACGGGAGGGTTCTTTTGTTTCTTACGATCTGCTTTATTCTTATACGGCATTAGTTTCTCCCGTTATGTACACATTCTGTCACAATACAATGGCGTCTGCATAGTCCGCTTTGGTGCGCGTTCCATACATCATTATCAAAGGCTTGCTCCATGCGGCTGTAGTCTGATAACCACTTAGCCCATAGCTTAGACTCGTCCTTCTTGTAGTACTTGTCCTTTACAAGCTCGTTACATACTACAAACAACAACCCGCCCTTCACTGTCTCTAGCTTTGGGTACATCTTAAACAAGCTCATAGCCATTAGTTCTAGCTGCCCTTTGTCTGCGTACCTAGTGTTCTTACTAGTCTTGTAGTCTACCACGTAAGCTGTTTTGGTGCGTTTGTTTAGGATAACTAAGTCGGCAATGCCCCGCCACCACACAGAGTCATCTCGGAACCCACATGGTTCAAGGTTCTCCGTAAGCCCCATCTCCAGCTCACAAATCTTCTCGCCTTCTATAGCATTCAAGGCATCCAACACGTCTTTGCAGTACCCGTACTTCTCAGGTAGTGGAGTACCGTCCCTGATATATTCTTCAGCGGCCAAGTGTACAGCAGTACCATACAGCATAGCTTCTGTCTCAGGTTCCCTGTAATTCTTCGCTACCTTTAGATGGTAAAACTTCTTAGGGCATTGTTCAAACGACTTAATCTTTGAGAAAGACCATGGAGATATACTCATTCTTTTTCCCCTAGCATTGTTGCGGCCACTATTAATTCCTCTATAAGAGAGTGTAGCATGTCAGGGGTTAAGATTATTCTATCCTTGTGAGTTGTGGCCCCGTCTACCTCCACTTGCTCTACAAGTATAACGTCTTCCCCGTTGCTGTCCTCCCCCACAACTATAGTTAAGTAGCTGCCCTCTGTTTCTAAGGGAGGAGAAGTTGACTTGCCTTCCCTAAACTTGTTTATGTCCGTTATATTAGACATAGGATATTAACTCTAAGATTATAAATGTACCAAGTATCCCTAGCGTAGCTAGTAAGTGTATTCTGTATACAACCAGAGGTTGTGACATGTACTCCCTAAATGCTATGCCTCTATCGCGCAGGGTTACAAATTCTGATTGCCCCTTTATGTCCTTACTAGCCTTTAAGATGGCCTTATCAGCCGCTTTGTGTGTAGCTGCTACAAACTTATCGAATTGTTTTTTAGTCACCTGCTGCTTCTCCGTATGATTTACCGTTGTCTGATTCACATGTAATAGGCAGACCCTCTGCCCAAGGTGATGTTGCTTTCATACAACCCTCAATGAAGTCGGTTGCCCCTTTAAGGTCGTCCTCTGGTACGCAACATACCACGGAGTCATGTACTGTTAGTGCAACTTTATACTTCTTGGCAATAGCTAACATCTGATCGCCAATGATACACCTAGCTATGGCTTGGCATACATTCTCTGTAACCTTACCGCCATATATCCTAGTGTACCCGCGTCTAGTCTTATACTTAAACTCTGGGCCACGCTCACCTTGCTCATACTGTAAGTCGTCATACCGCATCTTGAGTCCCGATGGCAGTAGCACCCAGCCATTACGCCCGTCCGCCCCGTACTTAACTATACCATCAGGGCCGAAACTACCTGAGTTACCGCGAGACATCTCTACTAACATGTTCTGGCAGTCGCGCCATAGGGTGTTTATCTTCCAGTTTGAGTCGCGGTAAATCCTAATAATTCTACGCGCTTCCTCGACATCCATTTGAGTGCCAAAAGATTTTAGTTGTTCCGCAAACCGCTGCGCTCCCATACCATACCCGCAACCTAGGATAGTAGTCTTACCTACGAACCTCTGCGCCTTTGTTACCTTGTCTTCTGGTATGCCATATATCTTAGCCGCCATAACAACGTAAACATCTTCTCCGTTGGCGAACGCTTGTACTAAGTCATCCTGCCCTGCAAGCCACGCTAGTACACGCGCCTCAATCTGGGAGGAGTCACAGTCAACCATAGTGTAGCCTTCGGGGGCAAGCATACTGTTCTTCAGCTTCTTACCATTCACACCACGACTAGGTAGGTTCTGAATGTTTATCTTATCATCACCTCCCCACCTACCAGTGTGCGCAGCATAGTACCGGATAGGTACTGGCATAAGCCCACGCTTGGCTATACCTATAAACCTCTCAGTACGTGATTCTTCTAGCGTACTCTTGGTACCTAACCGTGATGTAACGAGCGCCTGTACCCGTGTGTCCTCATGCTCTAACAATGCCTTGAACTGTTCATCGTTCTTGGCAAACGCGAATGTTTCCTTGCCTGTAGTAAGGCTGATCTTCGTAGGGGGTATAACGCCTAGCCCCTCAAGCAATTCGGCGAACTTAGGATTGCTCATAAGTTCTTTCTTAGTAACACCTGAAGATGTTATCAGGTCTTCCTTAATCTGTTTGGTATCTTCAAGGTGTTGTTCCAGTAGGCCTAAGTCCAACTCCAGTACAGGCTCCACGAACATACGCAGTGTGCAGTCTATAAGGCGTAGCTCAATCTTAGGAAAGCCCCTGCCCATCACATTAAACAACTTGTATGTTAACTCAACATCATTGATGCAGTAGTCCCCATACTTGTCTAACTCTTCGTCAGTGAAGTCCAACCTACGCTTGCCTATGGCGTCTAGTACTTCCGTCCCTTTAGTACCAAGGCCATATCTCTGCGTAAGCGCATGGAGAGAACCGCCAACTTCGACACCATGTAAAGCGCGAGCAATACAAAGAGTGTCAGTGAGGACGCGAGGATGAACATCAAATAGCCAGCTAAGAATAGCACCATCAAACAAAGTGTTATGGCATAGAAGTACAGACGTGCCCCAATCAAAAGTATGTAAGTACTCCTTGAGTTCTTCGTGCGTACCACTAGCCCATTCTGTGTCATTGTTATTTACCTTAACGCTTACACCCACTACCTCAAAACGAGGGTCACGGATGTAGGCTTCTGTCGTCATCTTACGCAAAGAGAAGTCTTTGTCGTAGTACGTTTCAAAGTCTACGGTTATTAAATCCATTGCCTACACCGTGCCAACCTTAAACGCTTCGCAAAACGCTTTTACCTCCTCCTTAGATACCCCTGTGTCCTTGGAGGTATACGCTACTGTGTTACTACCCTGCGCAGGGTCAGTAAAGTACTCATATAACCGTCTCAAGTTATCAGAACTAATTTCTACACCATTCAATACATTCATCGTTTGTTTCCTTTTTGGCTTGTTGAATACGTTGTCCCAGTTATCCCAGAACGTCTCGGCTGTTGGACGTTGGCGACTACCCTTACTCATAGTCAGTAACTTCTATTAACTTGTTTAGGTACCACTGCGCCTTCTTGAGGTCTTCTAACGGCTTACCCTTACGCTCGTACCTCCAAAGGTATTTCAGACATGCACCTTTACAGTACCCTTGGAATGCTTCGGCAGTCATGCTTGCTTCTATACCCTCAATGCATTCGATGTTGCCATAGGTGTAGTGACTTGGGCTGTTAACATTGTCTTCCATGCTGCCCTTGAGTGAACTCCACGCTTCTAACCCTGTCTTCTCTATAGCAGGGGCGGCTTCTCGTAATCTATCCCAGTCTTGCGGTGTTGCATCGTTAATACTCATAATTAATGTACTCCAAGGATTAGTTCAATATCATTCATGTTATCTTCATTAATTACGCACGCAATTCCGTACGCTTCGCTTATCTCTCTGAGATTTTTTTCCTGTAAAGCTGTTGGCATGTTCTTGCCCGCCTTACATTCAATACCAAAGAACTTACCTTTGTAACAACCTACTATGTCAGGTACTCCGCTCTTACCGTATCCCCCAGTAGCGGGAAAAAAGTAATAACATCCCAACGCTTTCAGTTGCTCAACTATTTTCTTCTTTACTTTTCCTTCGGGTGTCATAGCCATCGATACCAGTCCCCTATTTGTAAACCCAGAATGTATGCTCGTCGATACGCCTCCCAACACCCTCTACAGGTTCAGTGGGAGGTGTTGGGTCACATAGCATAAGAACCGAAAGTCTCTCTATAAGCCATTTCGGAACAGCCTCATTACGAAGATCATATAACCCCTCACATTCCGAGTCAACACAATTCATGCCTAAACACGTTACCTCGATACTATCCTTATACCCCAGCGTAGATACGCGGTAACAGTTAGTCATCTCCATCGGATTGTCCATTATAATACCTGCGCTACATAGAACACAGCCTCGCTATATCTGTATCCAACTTGCGGTACGTACTCGCCCACTTCACATATAGACAAAGTAGACAACTTACCCATTACTCCCTCCGGTAAGTCATCATAGTAAGTAGCAGATTCCAGCCCCACATTCCTAGCCATCAACCCCATATTCTCCAACGGGCATATGTCGAACGCTTGCTTATCCATACGCTCGTACACACGTACCGCATACATGGGTAGACTCTTGTCACTGTCTGCCTGATCCTTTACTGTCCTAGCCTCACGTAAAGTAGTTAGGTTGTTCGGTACGTCCAAGTCTACGAACTTGTGCCCAGAATCCAGCAGCATGTACATCTCATTAAGCAGAGGGTCGCATGTACTACCCTTTGAAGAGTTCCAGTCAGTACCGAATAGATTTTCCCAGTTACGGCTAAAATCAGATATCGCCCTCCTGTATGTCCTAGCCATAGCCTCTTCGCAATCCCCATAGGTAGCCTTGACTAGCTCCGAATGAGTGAATCTACGTAGGTACTTCTTAGCGTTCTTGATAGCGGTACCTTGTACAGCGGTGACCTTAGTACGAAACTCGTCAGAGTAATTACTGTACTTGTTATTGGTCACGTCCCTGCTACTCACCGTGTACACTAACTTCTCCCTTGCGTGACAGAAGTCCACATCTATATATCCCATCACGAGTTCATCTTCGGGCATGTAAACGTAGTACACCGCGTGTCGAGACTCACTGTCACTAGGGCGTATCTCACACCCCCTAAAGGCTTTCTTGATCTCAGCTATAAACCACGCCAACTCAAGGCGGTTTGTCGCATTACCTACAGGTGACTCCAGTGGAATCTCCTGCGCGTTAGCAACCGAACATATTTTGAACCTTCCTGCTTCGTTGTATGCAAATATAGCCATGTTATTTCCCCCCTCTGAATTCTTCAAATGAGTCAGTGAACGCACCCTTATGATTTACCCACGCATTGAACTTGGCGCGGAACTTCTTAGGGTCACTTGTTAGGCTGACGTTACTATTTATATTAAAGGGGCTTATCCAGTACCTATAGTTGTTACCCATGCTATCTGCTAGTTCACACAGGAATGCGTGTACCATAGTGGTACGTTGTTCGTGTTGCTCTTCTACTAACATGTCTCTGAACGTGCCCCCACCCATGCTACCAGCCGCCATCCTAGCCTCGCGGTTAGACTCGTAGTTCATAGTCCCCTCAAGTATGGGGGTCATAGTCCATGCCCAGTGTAGGTATTCATCTATAGCTTTCTTGTACGGTGCCTTGGCTTCCTTGTTAACACGTACACGTGTGACAGGTATAGGGTGTTCATCACTGGACAGTGTCCAAGGTGCGTAATGTCTGTGCCCCGCTACAGAACTGTTAGTCCTTCCTGCGGTAAACACTACAGGCTTGCGCTCATCCTTGGGTAGAAAGTAGCGGTTGCTATCAGGTCTACACAGTATGTACTGCTTGCCGTTGTCTACTATGAACCGCGTACCCATAGGCATACACCGCCCAAGGAACGTGTACCTACCATTGTGCGCGTAGTCACCTGTCTCGTTGCGGAATTGCACCGTGTCAGTACCATCGGCATTGCGAACCCAGACCACTGCGGCAGTGTGCGACTGTTCATGCTCCCCGCGATCTGATAACACGTACTGGTGTGGTGATAACTTGATGATACATTCCCACTTACGTCTGCGATCACCGAGAGGCACTATGCTAGTACCCCTGATTGGTTTGGTGTTGTTATACAAATGTTCCACGTGAGTGAAACTGTCTAGCCCATAATAATACATAGCCATAATATTTCTCCGAGTTGATTAGGTAATTACCTAATGATTAGTTAGCATATACCTTGCATAAAGCAGTCTGTGTATGCCATATCGTTTACCACCGCGTACACTACTAGTATTACTACCCCCGCTAGTATGTACATGATGTCCCCTTTCTTATTGTTATCCATACATTACCCCTGTTGTATGCGTTGCCACGCACGTTGTACTGTTCCCACGTCATTGCGATCATACTCACTATCCGTCGGTGTGTCCCTCACATGGTCGTAGTAGAACTCCAGTGCCTCCTCGACAGTGTTGATAGCCTCCGCCCACTCCATACGTAGCTCTTCTGCGGTAGATAGGTGCGCCCTACCTATGTCATGCCCGTACTTATTATCTTCACTCATCCTACTATCCTCTTGTTTATCCACTCGCCTGATAACTTCTCACCGAGTGTCTCGAACCTAGATTTATCTGCGGGGTCACGGGGGGTACGTTTGGTGTCGCCACCCCCGAACCTAGTGTCTTTGTTTATTGGTAACAAGTGTGAGTTGTTTACCTCGAATGTCCTATGTAGCCTAGTAGCCATAGCGTGCGGAGATATATTGGCCGCGTTTGCATAGTCCCTAGCAGAATACAAATGCCCTGTTATTAACCTAGAGTGTGATCCCACAAACTTTATAAGTCTTGCCGCCATTACATATCCCTCGACTTGATGTGTACTGCCTTACCCACATCGGGTAATGCGCTTTTGTTATCTAACACTGTCCATAGTACCGGACAATCCCACGAACCCCAACCGTTGTACAAATAGCCATCGGTCAGAACGATACATGCCTGTGGCTTGATACCAGCGCCCTGCATATACTCGGTAACGCATGTCACGTCTGTACCGCCACCGCCTATAGGCTTGGTGGATGTAGTCAGGTTGTCTAGTTCGTGCATGTTGTATTCCTCGTCACCAACAACACTGCTGCCCCAGTACAGTATCCGTACCTTGTCAGGTTTTACTGTGTCACATACACCCTTGACCTCAGACAGAAACGATGTCAACGCGGCCTGACCAATAGAGCCTGACGTATCAATAGCGATCACTAACTCACCTACCTGCTCACTGATACCGCTAGGCATGATGATACCCTGACTCATCAACCTGCGATTGGGTCGGGCGTATGTAGAGTAGTCGTTACCTGCGCACGTTGTCTGTATAAACTCACGCAACACCTCACGCCAATCAACCTGTGGCTGTAATAACTCATCGAGATCGCGACTGCCCCCCAGCTTACCTGCGGCCATAGCACCCTGACGGATAGCCTCGTCAATGTCACGCGCCAACTCACGTTGCTCCTCATCGGATAGTTCCTGCGCCCCATCCCAAT